ATAAAAGTGTAAAAATAATCAAAATATATTGTAATATCATAATTAATATATTTTGCGAAAAGTGTTTGTGAAATAAAACGATAAATTATAAAGGTCTTTCTAAAATATATAAAAATTGATTATTATCACCATTTTCATCATTAATATTTACTTTACCTTTTTCAATGAAACCATTTTTATTAGCAATGTTTAATATTGTATCCATAGATTCCATATGTAACTTAAATTCATTTTGACGAATATTATTTGTTTCTATATCTATAAAGGTTTCTTTTAATAGAGAACTTTTACTATCATTCTTTTTAGGTATTTCGCACGAACATTTATAACCATAATCACTAAACATTGCTTCTGTAATTACCGTTCTACGAGAACCTATTTGTTTATTTTCGTTAAAAGTATCTTTGTGTGGTATAATATTTGTAAAATTATCAGTATCTACTAAATGTAACACTAAATATGTATTAGGTTTCATCCAATGATAACAGTTTTGGAAAAATTGTTCTTTATTATCAATAGAATAAATAGTAAAATACGTACATAAAATATGTGTAAATGTTCCTTTTTCAAATTTCATTGAATCTAATACATCTCCATAAACAAATTCAGATTCTGGATAAGATATTTGAGCGTATTTTAACATTTCTTTTGATTTATCTATACCATATACTTCATACCCTGCCATATTTAATTCATTTACAACATAACCTGTACCACTACCTACATCTAAAAATGTGCTATTTTCACTAGATGGTTCTGTCATTTCTATTATTTTTATTAATTCTTTTTGAGAACGTTGTTTTGTGTCGTGTAATGAATCATATATATCTGCATAAAAAGAATCAAATGCACTATCATTTTGTTTAAATACAAATGGTTCATTTTGAGTAAATCCTTCTTTATTTTTATTTTTATTCTTCATCATGTGTTTTGATAGCATTACAAGTAGTAAAGTTATTGCGATTATGAGAACCCACTTTAAAAAAAATAAATTTGGATTATCTGAACTAATGATTTTATATATTGAAGACAGAATAAACATTTTTATTATATAGTTGTTATATAATAAAATCACACAATAATGTTTGTATTTAACCATATATTTATTGATTACGTAATTGTGTTCTTGTATGATTAAAGAATCGATCATTACCTATATTATTATCTACTAAATTTGGGTGTAACACATTAGAAAAATGCTGATTTTCAAATAACCCTGGATGAGGTTGGATAGTAGGTGTAGATTCTACGTGAACATTATATAAATCACTATTTGAAGAAGGAACATATACTGATTGTCCTGCACCACGTTGTAATGCAAATGTTTGATTACGCAATACTGTTTCTACATCTACATTATCAATATATCCAGAAGAATGTGCAGAACTTCCTGGATTAAAATTACTAGCGCAATTATGTCTAGGATATGGTAATATTACTTCATCTGTTTGGCGTGAATTCTTTACAATAGGAAATATTGTATGTTTTGTTTGAACTGATCTTGGAGCATAATGAGGTTCTAATGGAATATCAGGTATATTACGATGGCTAATACGCTTATTTAATTCATCTGTTCTTTCTTGTTGGCCGTATAACACTCCTGTTGGTAATCCAATAATATTTTGATTATCTTGTAAATTCATATTTCAACTAAACTATATAATGTAAATGATATTTTATTCTTTAACAAACTACTTAAAATTATGTAAATTATTTATATTATTATGCAAATTAATACTCAAAGTACAAATATTAATAATGATGTCATAAATACACGCACTGCATATATTCTTACTACGAATAAATCATCAGATAGAACTTTATTTTCTCAATCTGTTTTAGAAAAAATAGGTTTTACTGTTGTACTCGTTCAACATATTCCTCACGAAGATAAAGTGTTATCTAATAAAATTAGTATGCAACATATATATGAATTAATTATTAATGGAGATGATGAATATGCTTATGTATTTGAAGACGACATTAATGTATTAGAACCTATTAATATTAATGAAATTATTGAATATGAAAAAATTTCTAATATGTTTTTTTATTTGGGAGCTTGTACCTATGGACGTAATTGGAATCAAACTAGAAAACATAGTTGTGTTATTAATAATCATCCAGTATATACTATGTCCGGCTATGTTCGTGGATTACACGCAGTTGGATTCTCAAAAAATGGTGCAAAAACTTTTTTAGAATTTTCTAAAGCTAGTAACCAACGTTATATGGATATGATTCTAGAAGAATTCTCATTAATACATCCTGCTAATATAATTAGATATGATTTGGAAAGTTATATTCGCGGTCATAGAGGTATTTTATTTCAAGATAGAGCCAAATTTCCAACCACTATATAATATTTTTTACTTATAACTTTTTACATATTACTCTTATACAAATTGGATTTTCTGTTTTATACTTTGCCATATCTATATCTTCTTTTATAAAAAGTATTTCAAAATTATTTTTCAATAAAATATTTTCTAAATATTTGATATCAATATAATTTCTATAATGGGTTTTACCATAATATACATCATCATCGATTCCTTTTATACTTCTTACTTCAATTGCTAAATATGTATTAACATTTATAGTTCTTAAAAATTCTTGATGTTCTTCATTTGTAATACTATGTAGTGTAAAACGAGAATAAATTAAATCATACTTACTTTTATCATATTTAATAAAATCGTCACACATAAATTTTAAATTTTCTTTATTCTCGGGAATAAACCCTGAATTATCTATTCCATCTACTTTATATTTATCGACCAGTGAATAACTATCACGACCATTCCCACAACCACAATCTAATACATACGAGATTTCTCTATTATTTTCAAAAAATTTCATTACAAAAAAACAAAAATCAGAACAATTTATATTTTTAGTAATAGTATTATTATAAAAATTATTCCAATACGTTTGATCGTTCATTTTTATAACTATACATATTGTATATATATATGGCTGGTAATTCAAACGATAAAGAATTATTAAATAATACTCTATTATTTATTATTAAATTGTTAAATCAAAATAATATACCTAATTGGTTCATTGGATATGGAACACTATTAGGAATAATTAGAGAAAATTCTTGTATTGACGGGGATGACGATGTTGATATAGTTATGGATCATAATAATTATGATATAGTTAAACAACTATTAATAGATAATGGAATTACACTTGAATATGGTTATGGCATACGTAATTCTAAATATATTATAAAAACTAAACCTACTGATAAGTATTGTTCTGTTGATTTTTATATGGCTATATTGGATAAAGGTAACTTTAATGATATATGGGAAAAAGTATTATGGACTAATTGTTATAATGATAATAATGTATTAATCAAGTATAATTGGAATAACGAAACACTATATTTACCAAATAATTATGAAACAAAATTAATTAATAGATATGGAGAAAACTGGAAAATTCCACAAAATACCAAGGGACCTACACCCAGAAAACTTGCAATATAAATCTTCAATGGTGTAAGTTCGCACAAAATATAATACAAACATATATAAACACTTGTCTATATATAACATGTATATCAAAGGAAGACATGGTCGTTATTTGCGATAAACCCTATCCATCTAATTCAAAGTATGAATCTCATTTTGAATTATATCCTTATACTCTCAGCGATTTTCAAAAATATGCAATTGAATCTATTGTTGATGGTAACCATATTCTTGTTACCGCGCATACAGGCTCTGGTAAAACACTACCCGCAGAATTTGCCATACAACATTTTGTAAAAACAGGTAAAAAAGTTATCTATACTAGCCCTATTAAAGCATTATCTAATCAAAAATATTATGAATTTACACACAAATACCCTGATATATCTTTTGGCCTTTTTACTGGAGATATTAAAACTAACCCTAATGCGGATGTTCTTATTATGACTACCGAAATTTTAATGAATTATTTATTTACATCTATTAATAAAGAAACAGAAGAATCTACATTATTACAATTTCAAATTGATATTCAAAATGAATTAGCCTGTGTTGTTTTTGATGAAATCCATTACATTAATGATAAAGAGAGAGGTCAAGTTTGGGAAAAAACTATTTTAATGTTACCTAAACACGTTCAAATGGTTATGTTATCTGCTACTATTGATAACCCTGCAGGGTTTGCTGAATGGTGTGAAAAAGGTGATGTTAATAATGGAGGTAAATCTGTTTATCTTGCTTCTACCAATCATAGAGTTGTTCCATTAACACATTATGGTTATTTAACTACTACTGAATCTATTTTTAAATCTATTAAAGATAAAGTTATTCAACAAGAAATACGGGATAATACTAATAAACTTATTTTACTACAAGACCAAAATGGCAAATATAATGAAAATGGTTATAAAAAAATTGTTAAAATGAATAAATATTTTACGGATAATAGATTGTTTATGAAAAGAAAACACGTTTTAAATCAATTAACTACTTTTTTACGAGATAGAGAAATGCTACCTGCTATCGCCTTTGTTTTTTCACGTAAAAATGTTGAAGCTTGTGCTAATGATATAACTATACCTTTACACGATGCTGATAGCAAAATTTCGTCTACTGTTAGATATGAGTGCGAACAAATTATTAGAAAATTACCTAATTTCAAAGAATTTCTACATTTACCTGAATATTTAAATTTAGTTTCTTTGCTTGAAAAAGGAGTTGGAATACATCATTCAGGTATGATACCTATATTAAGAGAAATTGTTGAATTAATGATTTCTAAAAAATATATTAAATTGCTATTTGCTACTGAATCATTTGCAATTGGATTAGATTGTCCTATTAAAACTGCGATTTTTACTAGTGTTAATAAATTTGATGGAAATTGCGAAAGATATCTTATGTCTCATGAATACACTCAAATGGCTGGGAGAGCTGGGAGAAGAGGGATTGATACTATCGGTCACGTAGTTCATTGTAATAATTTATTTACTACACCATCTAATAATGAATATCAAACTATTATGGGCGGTGTTCCACAAAAATTAGTTTCTAAATTTTGTATCTCTTATGCACTTATATTGAATTTATTAAAAAATGGACGAACTAATGATTTTCATTTATTTTCTCAAAAAAGTATGATACAATGTGAAATACATAATTCAATTAAAGGACAACAAATACAACTTCAACAACTTATTAATGATATTGAATCTAAAAAACAGTTTGTAAAAAATGCTAGAACACCACAAGATATATGTGAAAGATTTATTGATATTACAAACACTCGTAATAATTCTACTAATAAAAAGAGAAAACAAGCTGAAAAAGATTTAAATCAAATGCTAGATAATTATAAATATATTAAAGATGATGTTAAGAGAGTTCAAGAACTTATCACACTTCAAGATAAATATGAATACGATAATTCTACATTAAAATATACTGAATCATTTATTACAAAACAAACATTACAAGTTTGTAATGCCTTAATTGAGTTTGGCTTTATTGAATTTAATAACGATAATAACCAATATTCACTTACTAATGTTGGAACCATTGCATCTAATATTGCAGAAATACATCCACTTATACTTACAGAACTACTCGAAAATTTTGATTATTTTAAAGATTTTACACCTATACAAATTATTGGTTTATTTTCTTGTTTTACTGATGTTAAAGTTAGTGATGAATTTAAAACCTCCACACCAAATACTAGTGATTATTTACTATTAAATTCTATTAAACAACTACAAAAACTATATATACGCTACGAATCTTATGAAAATGATAATGATATGAATACTGGTATTAATTATTACAATGCATTACAATTTGATATTATTGATATTTCTATGAAATGGTGTAATTGCGAAACTATAGAACAATGCAAGTTATTTATACAAACTGATTTATATGAAAAATCTATTTCTATTGGTGATTTTACTAAGTCTATGCTAAAAATCGCTACTATTGTTAGAGAATGGATGAGTGTTTTTGAAATTATTGGAAATATTGAAGCTTTACATAAATTTAATCAAATTGAACCCTTATTGTTAAAATATATTGCTACTTCACAAAGTCTATATGTATAAAAAATTGAATTTAATCTGTTTTATGATTGTATAATACATTTTATTATTGCATATGCATCATCAAATAAACTATCAACGTAAATATTATCATAATACTTTATTAACTGAAATATGTGTGCTACTAACAGCTATAATCCCTATTTTATTAATTATAATACTAATACTTCAGGTAATGAGAGTGATACTGATAGTAGTGTAATTATTGTTGATTCTGATTATAATAGCGATAGTGATAGTGATAGCGGCTCTTACTTAAGTACAGATGATTATAGTGATGATTATAATACAGACGAAGGTATTGAATATGATTCAATACATAATGAAGACGCAGAACATTTCTACAGTGAAAAACTAGATAATAAATATTATATTGGGTTATGTAATTTTTATCAAACCAGTTATATTCATTATATTCTATTATCTACTTCAGTTTCTCCTACTACATTCTTCAATCATTCTTACAATAACATAAATAACTATTTATATTACTATGGATTAACTAGGATACCTAATCCTAAGATTCAAATACTACAATTAAAAATTCAAAATTTTGATAATTACGACACATATACTGCTATTATTAAAACATATTGGCTTAGACTTATTCAAAGACACTGGAAAAATATTTTTAAGAAAAGACAACAAATTATTCAATTACAGTGCAAACCACAAAATATTAAATATAAATCTATACACGGTATATTTCCTTACGATATTTCTCAATTACCTACATTACGAGGTATGATGTCTATTTATCAAAAGTAATTAGATACAAAAATTGGTTAATATCTACTAATAAATCATCTCTAATACTTAAAAGATCACTATCTTTTTTTTGGAACATTTCATCTAAATTTATCAAAAACTCACGAATTTCATGTATATATTCTTTTATTTCACTTGTATTTTCTTTATCTATTAAACGTAAATTCTTTTCCACCATTTTTATACGTTTATTTTCTTTTCCAATTAGAACTTCTACAAATATATCCATATTTTTGTTTAAACGTTCATATAATTCATCTGTTGCTTTATGTGCGGCATAAGAAGTTGTTTTCCAATGATATAACTTCACTGTGTTTAATATCCCTAAAAATCTATGAACTATATATGCATTTCTTTTGATTCTATTTTCTCTTTTTTTTATTGTTTTACGTCTATCTTTATTACCCTTTTTCGATGTTTTATTCATAACAATATTATTATAATATTGTTATATATTATTTGAAATCTTTTTCTGTCAATACATATCCCCAATGCTGTAATATTTGTCTTATTTTTGGACTTATACTAAAATCATTATATTTTGCTTTATTCTTTTTTATTAAATTTATTAATGCTCTTCGAAATCTACTATTTGGACCTGCTGTTCGCACCCACCTTTTTACTTGTCTTTCATCATCTTTACTTCTCTTACCATTATAAAAATCACAATACCATTGAACCCAACCATATGGATGATACTTTTTTATCCATTCTTTTTCTTCCCAAAATTCTAATGTTGTTCCTACCTTTACACCATATTTGTTTATTTTCTCATCATAATTGTCCCACTCTTTTGTTAAATGTTCTTCTGGAATACCTTTCCACCAAGATTTTGGATATTTTAAATATTCGTTTTTATAACTCTTTCCTGTTATTGCTGAGTTTATTGGACGCCAATATGTTCCTCCAAAACTACCTAATTTAAAAATTTCACGAGGTGTTAAATTTGGACGAAATTCTGGATAATCACGAAAACGGTTTCGCCTTTTATGTGTTTTATTTTTACTATATTTACAATATTGTTTTTGAGAAAACCCTTTTGGTTTATTGCAATTTATGCTTTTCTTATATTTTTTACTCCATTTACCACCTCCTCTATTATCAAGTTCCATATCATCAATTTCCATATCATCAAGTTCCATATTATCAAAATCATTCTCTTTACCTTCAGGATACAGATAATTGTATATTGCTTTTTCCATTATATTTTTCATTAGAACAAAACATTTTATTCCTACGAATTGTTGTTCAGGTATATTTGGGAATATATCTATTTTTTGTTTTATACTTTTAAGGTTGTTTGATATATCATCATCATCATCATATAAAAACAAAATCTTATTTATCTCATCATCTAATTCTTTAAGTTGATCTTCGGATATAAATACATCTCTATCTATTTGAATAGTTAATATATTTGCTTTTAACTGTTCGGATACATTAATTAATAAATTATCTTTTTCATAAGGAGATAAACAATTTTTATAGCTCGGTTCATAAGGAAAATCATAATCAGGAATATTATTACAAAAATCTATTTTTACTTCGTTTTTTTTAATATTTATTAAATTATCTATTAATTTTTTTTCTTTTTTTTTAATATCATCAGCATCACTATTCATTATATCTGCTAATTTTTCATCAAAACATTCATTTACATAAAATATATAATTACTTTGAAATGCAGGAAAAATTTCTTCAGGATCCAGAAATTCACAAAATTCATCAGGACTATCATCGTTAAATTCATCTTCACTGCTAAATCCATCTTCACTATTAGAATCATCTTCACCATAATAAATAAAATAAGGATCAGGATTATAATCAATTTCAAAAACTCCTTTATCTCCACCTGATTTTTTTTCTTTTCTAAAACGGTCTATACGTCCTTTTCTATATTTCTTTACACGTGCCTTTTCTATTTCTTTTTTTGTTAATTCGTCATGAGTTATTGGTGTATCGTCTGTTATTCTTATTTTTGGACGATATACATCATTTTTGTATTTGTATCCTACTTCACCGCGTTGATTTACCCATTTCTCATCAAACCATCTTTTTAAACCTTTCTTTGTATTCTTTTTTCCTAAGTATGGACTTTTTTTTGTACCATATTTTTGTGTAAACCTTTTTTTATATTGTTGAACTAATAATCCACTTCTATATGCACTATGCTTTGGATATTTTTTATATATATATTTTTTAGTTTTATTGTATAATTCTGTATCACTTGGTTTCATTCTTAACTATAATATATAGAATTATAAAATTGAATTAATATAGTAATATAAATATTAATCATTATAATTATAAAATGTCAACATCTTTATGTATATCAACTGAACCTGTAATATTTACTAGATATTTATATAATAAGGTTGAAGTTAAACAAGCATTATTTATATCATTATTAAATAAAAATCTTGATGAAGCAATGTTTTGGGCTTATGAATTATACTTTTCAGGCTTTGGTACAGATGTATTTGATTATATTATAAATGTTTATCGTGAAATTTATTCTACACTTAATCCTAAGCTAATATTCTTCATTGAAAAAATGTTAATTGAATGGGCGGATGATAAAAGTAAAGATTGGACGATTGGCTCTATTATAACTACACTCGTACATAGAGATTATGATATCAATAATTTTGTAAGTACATACTTTAACGTAGTATGTCATCCTAAAGAAGTTAATAAAACAAAAAGGAAGTTAAAAATTACACTTAGCAATGATGATATTAATAAATATAGAACAATAACAGATGGTAAAGCAGATAATATATTAGAAAAAGCCTGTAAATACGGAGTATATAAAGAATATAATAAATTATTTGATACTGGTGTTCCTGAACGTAAAGTATTAAAAGATATTTATTATTATCATTGGTTATATTACTGTTTAGATACACCCGTATGGAGACATCGTATATTTGATTATAAAGGT